CGGTGATCCGCCCGGATACCGGCGAGACTGTGGGCGAACCGCTGCCGATGAGCGAAAGCGAAATGCAGTCGAGCTTCGTGTTTATCGATGCGCCTGCTAAGCCGCCTAAGAAGGACAAGCCGCAGTAGAGGGTAGCGTATGGCTGTAGTTGATCGGGTCCTCTCCCGTTTCGGACTCTCCCGCAAAGCCGATCCGCCGGCGCCGCCGATTATCAACGACGGCCGCGGCAATCTGCCTTCGATCCGCGTTTCGCCTGGCGGCGGCCTGCCCGGCGCAGTCTGGACTCCGTTTCTGTATCTCGACCAGGCGCGCGAAGGCTACCAGCGCAACACCGACGTCTATGCCTGTATCTCGCTGATCGCGACCGCGGGCAAGCAGGTCAAGTGGTGGGACGGTTCGGGAGGTTCGAAGTCGCTCACGCCGCCCGGCTTGCTCGCGAAACACGTGCTCACGGATGCGGCGCTTGCCGATCCGTCGATCGGGGAAAAAGCGAAGGCAGCGAATCCGGCGCCGTCGATCACGCTGTTAACGAGAGCGGGCGGCGCGTCCTTCATCGAAAATTGGCTCAGTTATCTTCTGCTCTCGGGCAACGATTACATCGAGATCGAGCGCTTGAATGGCCAGCCGATCGGGATTTTCCTGAACCGGCCGGATCGGGTGACGCTGCCCGCCGGCGCGAAGATCCCGGATCGCGGGCGGGAGCCGGCTTTCTGGCGGGTGTTCTCGCCTGCGGGCGGCGCCGGCCGCGAGGTTCCCGCGACGAGCATGGTTCATTCCAAGCTCTTCAATCCGCTCGACGACGTCTTCGGCATGGCGCCGCTCACCGCCGCCATGCTCATGGTCGATACGCAGAACGAGGGCGCGACGCTCGCCAAGCGCATGCTTCAGCGCGGCTATGCGCCGGGCTGGATCGAAGCCAAAGAGAACTCGATCTGGGAAGAGCCGCAGATCGCGCAATTGAAGGAGCGGCTGAAGGCGTCCAAACTCGCAGCGGAAGAGATTTTTTTGGAGAACGCGACCTGGCACCAGATGGGATTTCCGCCGGCCGATTCGGGCATCGCCGAAATGAAGATCCTATCGAAGCGCGACATCGCGAGTGTCTACCATGTGCCGGCGCAACTGATCGGCGATACTGCGAGTCAGACTTACAGTAACTACCGCGAAGCGCGGCGCGCGCTCTACATGGAAGCGGTGGTGCCGCTGCTTGTACAATTCCGCGATGATTGGAACCGGACGATCGGCCGTGAGCTGCGATCGCCGCTCGACTTCGACAAGGATTCCTTCGACGCGATCACGGCGGCGCGCGAAGAGGCAACCGACCGCGTGGTCAAACTGTTTACCAACGGGCTGATCACGCAGAACGAAGGGCGTGCGGATCTCGAATACGATCCGGTGAAGGGCGGCGACCAGTTCTATGCCTCCGCGAACTTCCTGCCGCTTGGGGATGGCGCGAATCCGGCCGTGGCCGCGCCTGCGCCGCCGAAAGCGGTTGCGCCGCCCGAGCTGCCGAAGGAACTGCCGCCGGGCGATCCGCCGGTGACCGCAGAAATGCTGGCGAAGTTTGCGGCGGGCGGACAAGAATGAAGCCGAAGCAGTTCACGCTCGCCGCGGGTGACCGCCTGATCGACAAGTTGACCGCCGCGGGCGTGCTGCCGAATAACTGCCGGCGCTTTGTGATCGACTGCGAAGTGAACGAGGTGCCAACGCTCTATTTCGAGTGCTACGGCGACGAGCGGCTGCACGTCGCGCTCGCCGATGCCGAGATCCAGGTCGAGGTGCCGGAATGACGCAGGCGGCCGAGCTGCGCACGTTCACGCGCGTGCGGATCGCGGCCGAAGGCCTGGGCGGGTGCATCGGGCGGATCGAGGATATCCGCACGCCGGCAGAGCTGCCGGATATTCCGGACGGAATGCCGGCGGAATTGCCGAGGTCGGTGTTTGAAGAGTGGGGCGTCTCGCGGATCGCGTTGATCAGCTACTATGCGTTTCCCGAGCAGCAGTACCTGTTCTGCGCGCTCGAAATCAAGGGCCGGTGGTACGACCTGCGCCGGCAGGAGTTGACGTTAGAAGTCGTCGGGCAGTACGAATGGCCGCAGTTGCGTTCGATCTGAAAGCGTCGAATTTCACGCGCGTGTTCAACGGGTTTACCGTGCGCGCGGCCGCGCGGTGGGAGCCGGTGTGCGCGCGCATCCTGAATGGCGAGGGCACCCGCGCGGCGGCCGCTTACGAGCGCGGCGGCGAAGCGGCGGCGGTGGACGCCGTCTCACCGCCGCAATGGCGATCGTATCTCGATCGCGTGTGGCTCTCGACGGTACCGAAGGCGGGCGAGCTGGTGAGCGGGTTGTTAGGCAAGGCCGCGCCGAATATCTTCGTCGAGGCCGCCGTCCGATGGCTGAAGCAGAACGGCGCCGAGCGCGTGGCCGGGATCACGGACACGTCGCGGGATCAGATCCGGAACCAGATCCGGATCGGCGTCGAGAAGGGCGAGACGCGCACGCAGATCGCGCAGCGGATCAGCTACCATCGCCGCTCGATCACGCCCGGCCGCGCGCAGGTGATCGCGCGGACCGAGGTGCATGGAGCGGCGAACTACGGATCATTGATCGCGGCGGCCGAGGAGCGCGTGCCGATGGTCAAGATCTGGGTGGCGATGGGCGGCGCGCGTCCGACGCATGCCGCGGCAGCCGGGCAGGTGCGCGAGCTGTCCGAGCCGTTCCAGGTGGGCGGCGCGCTGCTCGATCATCCGGGCGCGGCCGGGCCGGCCGCCGAAACCGTGAACTGCCGGTGCTCGATGACCTACGAGATCCGGGAAGCGCGGCGGCCGCGGCGGAGGCCTGCGGCGTGAGGTGGGATGGGCGACCCTGACGCGTTCGCCCGTGGCGGGTTACTAAGCCGCATACGCTCTGCCGCGCAGAGAAGCACGGACGGAGCTTAAGGGATCTGCAATTTTTCTTTGATGCGCGCTACATCGATGGCGTACGTGCCGAGCATTTCCACGATGCGATCCAGCTTCGCTTCCAGGCGATCCATGCGCGCGGAAAGCTCGCTGATCCGGTAGTTTGTATCATCGAGGCGCTTGCTGTTGATTACTAGCGCCGCGATCGCGACAAGCGTGGTGCCGCTCGCGCTCACGATGGCAACGGAAAGATTCGTATCCAAGGGGTTTCTCCTGCCGGTTAGTGACCGGCTTAGTTCTTATTTTACCGCATCTTAGGAGTATTCCATGCCTGAAACCGATCTGAGTTATACCGGCTATTGCCCGTTTGAGGCGAAGGCGGTTGCCGACGATGGAACCTTTGAAGGCTACGCCAGTACGTTCGGTAATGTCGATCTACAGGGCGATGTGGTGATGCCGAACGCGTTTTCCGCTTCGCTCAAAAAGACTGCCGGCATCGTTCCGGTGTACATGGCACACCAAAGTAGCAAGCCGATCGGGTGGGGACTCGAAGCGCGCGAAGACGACAAGGGGTTATGGGTCAAAGGGCAATTCACGCTCGATAACATTGATGGCCGTAACGCGCGCGCTACCGTGCTGCATGGCATCGGTGCCGGCGCAAAGCCGGGTTTGTCGATCGGCTACCGCCTGTTGAAAGACGGCGCCGAATGGGACGAAACCACGGGCACACGCAAGCTGAAAGCGATCGAGCTTATGGAATATTCGGTGGCGCTCACGCCGGCGAATCCAAAGGCGCGCATCACGCGCGCGAAGTCGCTCAACGAGTGGTCTATACGCGAGTTCGAAGAATACCTGCGGGATGCAGGGTTCTCGAAGGGCGCGGCCTGCACGATTGCAAGCCGCGGGTTTGCTGCGCTCGATCGGCGGGATGCCGACGCTGCGGTAGCTGAGCAAAGGCGCGCAGGCGAGGTCTTCATGGCCGAGCTGCGCCAGGCGTCTCTCAGTTTTGAATTGACGAAAGGTTTCTAGCAATGGCGGAAGCAGCGAACGCAGTATTACTGAGCGCCGAGGACCGCACCGCGATCATCGGCATGTTCACCGAGCTGAAAACAGCGTACGGTACGATTCAAACGAAACTCAATGCCGGCGAACCGGTCGGCGAGTTAAAAGCGAAGCTGGAGAAGATCGACCAGAGTCTGGTCGAG